GATCACGCCAGCGCTCGACTTCACGCTGTTGACGAACAGGTCCCAGTTGGAACCGGTTGCTAGCTCGGCGTTGGTCGGGGACTTGCCACCGTTGGCGATGTCCCATGCGTAGCCCTTGAGGCCCAGACCGAAGCTGTAGTCGGCCTGGAACGTGGTTTCAATACGCTCCTTGCCGTTGCTGGTTTGGACACTGGTGACCACGTCGCTGCCGTCGTGGACGATGGCGGCGGAGTCGGCCAGGCTGAGGACCTTCTGCTTGTTCGGCGTACCGGTCTCGTACAGCGCCGGGGCATCGGTGACGATCACCGGGCGACCCAGAATGTCGACGATATTGACCGACTGGCTGTTGAACAGCTGCGAGGCGTTGGCCAGGTTCTGGCCGACCAGCTTGTGGAAGACCTCGCCGGTCATCACCTGGGCCACGAGCAGGCCGGAGGCATCGCCGAACTTGGCGTGCGCGCCGTTGATCGCGCCGTAGGTCACGCCAGCAGTGGCGGACACGTCGTTGGTGGCGCCGGCCACGTTGCTGATCGCGGCAACCAGGGCGGCGATGGCAGTGTTCAGCTGGTCGGCCATGATGGCTTCGGACAGGTTGCGGGAGATGACCTCCAGCGCCTCGGCCGGATTCTTCTGGATCCACGACAACTGGGACGGCTCCCAGAGGATCGGGCCGAAGCCGCCGGCAACCTTCACGCTGTTGGCCTGAACCTGCGCGAGCGCGGTGGCGGACTGGGCGTTGTTGGTGGCGTAGCGGTCGACGCGACGCTGGGCGGAGTGCAGACCAGCCCACAGGGATTCCTGCAGGAAGTCGCCGTCGATGCCCTGCGGGGTCAGGCGGATCGCGCCATTAGACGCAGCGTTGAACTTCTCGACCATCTGGGCGATGGTTTCGACGGTGGTGTTCTTCAGGTACTCGTTAAATACCTTCATGTCGGACAGTGCCATGGGCGTTTTTCCTCGTTAGGCGTTCTGGATTTGGGCGTTGATCGCGGCCAGGCGCTCTTCTTTGCTGCCGCCGAGATTGCCCTTGGGTTTGGTTTGCTGCCCGCCGCCGTTTGTGGCGCCGCCGCCGTTTGCCGTTGCCGGCCACCAGTGAGGAGCCTTGTCCTTCATTTCTGTGAAGAACTCTTTCAGGGTCAGCGGGTTGCCGTCTTTGCCGAACGCGCCTTCCGCTGCAACGGGGTTGCCCTCGTCGTCAAGCGTGAACAGCGAGCCAGCGCGGAACAGTGCGTCTTCGATTGCGTGCTGGTGAATCCCAGCAGCGCTCGCTTCGGCGCGAATGCTGTTCTCAAGAACGCGGCGGGTGAATTTTGCGGCGCGCTGCTCCGCCGCTTCGCGAGCTTGGCGCTCCTTGGCGGTTTCCTTCTCGAAGCCCGCCTTCATACGCTCGGTGCGCTTGTTCAGGACCTCATCGATCTTGCCGGACGCGATCAGCTTGGCCTCTTCATCGTCCGAGAAGCGCTGCAGGATGGTTTTCACGGCATCAGGGTCGATCCCCTCGTACCGCTTCAGCGTTTCGCTGGATTCCCGGACCTTGCCAAGCAGCTCGGTGTTCTTGGCCTTCAGGCCGCTGACAGCCGCGCTTACCTGAGCATCGATCAGGGCTTGGACTTCAGGAGTGATTTCTGGCCCTTGGCCGCCACCGCCCTCTCCGCCTTCGCCAGCTTCCTGCATCAGAACGTATTTGCGTTGAAACATGAGTTGATCCCCTTGGGACGATTAACGGCCTTGCCGCATGGTGAAGACGCCAGCTTTGCCAGCGCCAGAAACGAAAAAGCCCCGCACGATGGCGAGGCTCTAGAAATGGAAAACCCGGCGCTTGGCCGGGTCTGGTGGATTCGTATCTAGAGTAGAAACCCTATCTTTTGCATGTGCTGAATAGGGTCTCTGGCTCCTTTGCTTTGATTGCATGGTCTACAGAGGAGCTGCAAGTTCTCCCTTCCGTTACTGCCGCCTCTTGCAAGAGGCTGGATGTGATCAACTTGTGTTGCCCCCTTTTCCAGCTTAGCCCTGCATATTGCGCACATGCCCTTTTGGGCGACATGCAGAACGGCTATATCTTTCGCTGAAAAGGTGCCTCCAGCGGATAGCTTTCTTGCTCTGCGAGAAGCCCGCCATGCCACGCACTTGTCAGGGTTGGCGACTCTGTATTCCCGCCTAAACGAAGCCACCTTTTCGCGATTAGCTTCTACATATGCAGATTTAGTCGCTGCGATGTGTTCCGCGTTCTTTGCGCGATACTCCGTCATATAGGCTTTAATGCGATCAGCGGTTTCCCTGCGTCTAGCCTTTACCTTGTCGCTGTTGGCGGCATAGTAGGCGCGGTTCTTCGCATTGATCTGGTCTTTCTTTTCTTCGTAGATAGCCTTGCATCGCCTAGCACTACAGATCCTGCACTCGGACTTGAAGCCGTCTTTTGCGGAGCGCTGCCGATAGAATTCAGAAATCTGCTTTATTTCGCCACAGCTAGAACATTGCTTGCTCTCAGGAGCAACCTTGATCTTCATCTCACACCCCTACAGCGTGATCCCTAACTGATGAGGTGCGGCAGGCCGGTTAGGGGCCGGCTTTTCGGGAGCTACCCTAGCCGCGAGCTGAGTCTAACACTTCAAGCCAGTACAACTCTCTCCCCTTTTAGCAGGCAGATGGTGCACAGCCATTGCTTTGTTCCGCCTGTCACCTTTCCGCCTTTGAGAGCAGCACCAACCAGTGTTGACGTTATCTCTCGACCGCCACACCTATGGCACTGAATCATCTCGGGCGGCTTCGGAGCCTTGCGCACACGCTCGCGAACCTTCTCCGCTTCGGTCTGCGGTGGCGGCGTGCCGTGGATGATGTGGAGGCGTGGTCTATCGGTCATGGCATCGCTCGACCAATAGCCGCAGCAGCTCTTACGATGGCGCGGCGGGTGGCGGCGAACTCAGGGGCGCCAATCACCTCGCCAACCATTCCAGCTTGCTCATCCGCAACAATGTCGCCCCTGGTTTGGTACGCCGTGCATGTGTCGCTATCGTGGAAGTCGCACTCAATCGTCAGCCCCAGAACGCAGGCCAGCCGCAGCGCATCGCCGTCGTCAACTAGCGGGCTCCATGGTCGGAGCACGCCATCTGCATGTCGAAAAGCCCAATGGTCAGGCGTCTTGTCCGAATAGTCGGTCCATTCGGCACCAACCGCCTTTGCGGCGAGCCTCATCATTTCGCGGTCATCCATGTAGCGCCCTCATCGGTCATGCCGCCAGTTTAGCGAACGCCGCCGCGTCACGCTCGCGCAATTCTTCGAGCGTCAGGTAGCGACCATTCGGGCTGTAGAGGTCCGGCAGCTTCAATCCGCCTTCACGGATCAACCTTCCTCGCTCAGGCCCAAGCACCTGATCCTGTCGCGCTGCCGATTGGCGCTGCAGCCAGGACGCGAAAGTCGTCTCTGCCGGCACCTGGCCGTCCATACTGGCGCGTTCGCTCGGGCTCATCTCGTCAACCGGAATCCCCAGCTCACGCCAGCTCTTCGTCACTGGCGTGGAGGTCGACCGGCAATTCCAGTGAATGCGCCCCGGACCTTGCAGCCATTGCACCTTGTGACCGATTGGCCTGTGACTGCCGGCCTCGTACTTGAGGCCGTCGCGCAGCCTGCACGGGGCTGAGGTCTTGGTGTCGAGCGTGCTGCGCCAGACTTCCGCCTTGATCAGGTCGCGGTTCGCATCGTTGAACTGCTCGCGCGCTACCTGCGCCGTATGACTGATCGCAGTCTGCACCACCGCCATCAGGTCGCGTCGTGGTCGCTGTAGCAGCCCATCAGCGTACCCGGCAGCCTTGGTGCCGCGAATGCCCCTGACGATCTCCGAGGCGGTCTTGCCTTCGACGTAGCCGATTCGGATAGCGTCGCGGATCTTCGTCATCCGCCCGGCTTCGATGTTGCTGGCCCAATCCTTCAGCAGGCGCCCCTGGAACGGCCGGGACATCGCCGCGCTATAGACCTGATTCGGCGATACCGACGCAATCGAGTAACGCACCTGCACCGCTGCCGGAATGGCCGATTGGTACAGGGTGGACTGATAGCCCGCCTCATACGCCGCGAAGGCGCGCAGCTCGCTCTGTAGCGCCTCCGTGACGCTCGCGTAGGCTGCTGCGTTCAGCTGCCGGACGGAGCCCAGCAGAGCCTCGAGCCGCTCGACCGTGAACGAATCAGCAGGCATGCGCTCGAGAGCAGCAGCCAGCTCAGCGGCCAGATCGGCATCAACGCGATTCAGCAAGGCGATCATCCGGCGAGCCACGCCACCCGAGTATTGCTGCAGGTCCACCGCGTGAGCTGTCAGCCCATCGAACAGCAGCTCGTTCACGGTTGCCATCAGATCACCCCGAGCGCCGGCCCCTGGCTAGCGATTCGTTCCTGTTCGTCGGCCCAGCTGTATTCATCACTCACGACACCGCGGCGCTGCATTTCAGCAAACAGGGTTTCGTCAGACAGCTTGCCGGCCGATGCCATGTTGAGCAACAGAGGCAGGGTCGTTTCCGGCGCATAGTCCTGGTCGAAGTTGCCACGCATCTCGACAGTGCCGCCGTCGCCGAGAGCCAGGTAATCGGCCATCACCTGCAGCATCTGCGCGAGCGCGTCAGCGAACTGGTTGGCCATGCGGGACAGCGGAGACAGCTCTTGCGCGGCCTCTTCGTTCGCCTGGGTCGCCGTCTTCGTCTGCTGCTTGTCTTTCTGCAGCAGCTTGGCGCCGGCCATGCGCATCTCTTCGATCAAGTCTTGCAGCGCCTCGCGGCCTGCATTGATCGCGGCCCCGGTGTGCTCGACGTACTTGGCATTACCATCCTTCGGCATGCGGGTTGCGCTGCCGGAGCTGATGACCAGCTGAAAGTTATCGTCGTCGGTGAACATGAACAGCAGCGGCACCCGAGCGACGTGCAGGAGGTTGTCCTGATCGCTCTGCGACTGCCAGTGCTTGACGTTGAGGTGTGCCAGCTCGATCAGCGGTGGGCGAGCCGTCATGTAGCCGGTGCGGCCGGCGTAGAAGGTCACCAGCGGGACGTAGGCAAGGCTCGTCGTGCCTTCGTCGTGCTGCACCCATGCGCCGCCGTTGTCGGGCTTGCGGTAGGTGCGCCAGGCGCCGGGCTCAAGGACTCGCACCTGAGCAACCGACTTCACGCCGAATTCGCCGTCGGCCTCTTCGACCGACTCCATGTAGCGGAACTGAGCCAGCTTGCCGCCTTCGACACGCCAGCCAAGCACCTGCTCGGGCTTGATGATGACCGCATACGGGCGAACGCCTGCAGCGATCTCGTCGGCGCGGGTGCGCAGCCCTTCAGCGCGCGGGTACTCGACCAGCACATGACACAGCCCATGGCTCAGCGCCGTGCGGAACAGGTCAACCGACCAGCTGTTCAGGTCGTTGCCGGCCAGATCAATGTCGTCGCACAGATCAGCCAGGCGCTCGGGAACGTCATCGCCCAACTGCAGCGGCTCAGCGAACACCCGAGAGGTCATGTTGTTGACCGTCTCGGCGTAGGCTGGCAGCAGCGTGGAGAGGCGCAGGCGCTCCCTGTAGGTGTCGTCCTCCTCTGCCGGGTACTTCGGCAGCAGGGACTGACCAGCAGCGCGCATAGCGGACGTGCCACCCAGCAGCGGCGACACGATAGCCCAATCCTTGCGCATGGCATCCACGGCCGGGATTGTCTGGCTCGGGTCGTTGCTCATTGGCGTTACATCCGTAGTGATTTTGTCTGCGGCTTGGCCGGCTTGATGATCGGGAAGCGGTGAACAACGAAGTAGCCGAAGGCGTCGGCCGGGTCTTCCGTGCCGTCCTTGTTGGGCTCGCCGTGTTCGTTGTAGGCCTGCTGCTCGAGCACCTGGGTGGTGACCGGGCATTTGTCGGTGTTGATCTTGAGCCGGCGCACGCCATCGCCATTCAGGAGCATGGCGTTGACGGCCAGCACCCGGTCACGAACCATCGGGTTGGCCGGGTTGACGCGCACCGTGAATCCGGCCTGCTTGAGCAAGCTGTGATCCGACTCGCTGCCGTTGACGCTCTTGCGGTTCTTGCCGCTGGCGTCCGGGTATACGGTGATCTTATGGCCTGGGAATCGCTCCAGTAGCGCAGCGATCATGGCCGGCGTGTCGAATAGGCTGGTCAGTTCGTCCAGCTGCCGCGGCTCACCGCCACGCATGACGAACACCGCGGCAGCCATTCGATTGATGTTGAAATCGAGGCCAATGTGCAGCTCTTCACCCGGGCGAATCGTCTCGTCGGTGTGATTCAGGCGCCGGCAGAAGTTCGGGTAGACCGATCCGCTCACCAGGTTGACGAACTGGCCGTCAATGTAGGCGTCGACCAGATTGGCCGGGTACGACTCACGCAACGAAGGGATGTAGTCCTTCGGCAGGTTCTTCGCGTTCTGTCGCGTGCTGGCGTGAACGATGCCGTACAGCGGGCGCTGGCTCGGGTTAGCGGCCAGCTCCTTGACGAACTTGCGATATACCCAGTTGAACCCCTCCGGCGTGGTCGTCACGTCGATGGTGTTCTCTCCGCGCGTCGGCCATACGGTCGACATACGAGCGATGATCTTCTTCCAGGCGCTGTCAGCCTTCTTGATCGGCATACAGTCGATCTCGTCGACCAGGGCGTGCGCGATGTTGAAGCCGACGATGCGGCCAGGGTGCTCCATGCTCTTGCAGACGATCGTCGACAGGCAGCGGCCTTTCGAGTCGCGAAGATGCACCCGCTTGTTGCTCGGCACGATGTCGGCGAACAGCCCGAAGGCCTCAGCAACACCCGGTATCGTGTCGTAGAAGATGTCCGCGATCTGCGGATATGTCGGTGCGAAGTAGCCCTGCGGAATGCCAGGGTGCTCCAGTGCGTTGATACACAGCCGCACGCAGCCTACGAACGTCTTGCCGCTTCGATACCCACCGACGAACGCAGAGAACTTCTTCGGGTGGCTGATGAACTCGAACTGCGGCTTATTCAGCTTCAGGGTCGCTTGCATCTTCCACTCCGATAATGACTTGCTTGGGTTCAGGCAGGCCTTGATTCGGGTCTTCCAGTTCTCGGCGCAGCTTCTCGTTCGCTAGGCGCTTGCCTTCCAGATCCTCGCGGGTCTTTGTCAGCGACTCGATGCGCGCCAGGTAGCGATCAGCCAGCAGGTCGTAGCCGTCCGCCTTCGCCATCAGCACGCGATTCAGCAGAACCTTCGTCAGCCGTAGCTCTTGGTCGATCTGGTCAATCTCGGCAGCATGGAAGTCGGCCTGCTCTTCATCCGTCAGGTACTTGCTATAAATCGATCCAGGCTTGGCCGCATTCTTGTTACCGGGCGCGCCGGTACTCTTGCCGCCGTGCAACTTGCAGCGCTTGGAACCCGGTATCGCATGCCGCTTGCATGGTTCCCCGCTGCGGGTCTTAGCTCCGCATAGGGCCATGGCTGGGCCTCATTCATGGGGTGGTTATCGCGAACGATTCATTCAACGTCGTTCGAGCGTCATTCAATGACCTTCTGCATCCACTCCTCCACGATCCGCTGCAACACGGGCTCGGTCAGGATGCTGGATGGCTGCCTTCCGGCTATTACGTCGCGAAGGAGGCTGTGCGGTATCTGGTGCACTGCGTCAGACGCATCGATGATGACGTGCGGCTGCCTGTCGGTTAGCTCTACGACGTTTTGCATGGGTGCGCTCTCGGGTTACTGCCTTCCACGCCTCCATCCCCGCCATCAGGCATACGCATAGAGCGATGCGAAGTAGCAGGAGGATGGCGTGTAGGCGTCTCACTTCTGCTCTCCAGTCACCTTCGGCTGCGACACCACGCGGGCGATAGCCATAGCCACGCCGAGGACCATGTTCACGCTGGCCCATGCGACTGGGTTGATGTGGCCTTCGAACGCTACCCATGCACCGGCTGCTGCGTTGAGCACTGCGGTGATGATGGCGAGCTGCACACTGGTGAGACGCCAGCATTTGCGCCATTCGGGGATCAGGTTCATGGGATCACCGCTCGAAGGATGTGAGGCCCGACCATGTTGATGATCGCGATGATTGCCCCTGCAGCGCCAAGGCCGTACATGACCTTGATGCCCATGCCCTTCACGTCAGATGACAGGGTTTCGAGCAACTTGGACTGGTTCTGCGCGATCAGCTCCAGGCGGTCGACCCGCTGCGGGATGTTCTCGTGCTTCTGCTCGTAGTGATCCAGGCGCCATAGGGCGAGACGCATGTTCTGCTCCAGCGCACCCAGGCGCTCGGCCTGATTGCGGCCGGCATCGGAATGGGTGTCGGGCATAGGATTGTCTCGTTGGCAATAGGTCCGGCCGCTCATGCTCATGCCGTCAGCTCGGAGCGATGAGGGAGAGGCAAGGCGGCCAGATTGAAAAGATCCCGACTCCCCGCACGTCTGCAGGGCGATACTCGTTATCGAGTCGCACAGTGTGCTGCGTTGTGGCGCTAGGCCGATTCGCAAGCAGGCCGGGGATTAGATGCGCTGTATTGGATGACGCGAGTATTGGCAGCGCTTGCCGTCGCACGGCGTGGTGTTTGATGGGCGCAGGATGGCGAGGCCTTCTT